GAAAGTACAGAACTTAACGAAGAGTCTGCAGTTATGAAGAAGGTTCGTCAAGTAGTTAAGAAAAAATCTATGATGAATATAGACGGTATGAAACTTGACTTAACAACTGCAAGTATGATTGCATCTGTATATGACCAAGTTAATCCAATGAACAAGAAAAGAATGGACAAACTTAAATTACCACAACTTATCAATCTTACAATGAAAGTTGCTCGTGGTAAATCAAGAAAAGAGTCAACTGATTTACAAGAAGTCACAAGACAAGAAGTCGATGCAATGAAAAAGGTTTCTAAAGACATGCAAAAGGTCTTAGTATCTTATCAAAAGATTGCAAACATGGGTGATAAAGAATTAAAAGATACAAAACATAACAAGGAATATAAAAAAGTTTTAGATGCAAGAGACTCAATCCTTAAGATGATTGGAACTCTTAATACCAAAATGTTATTGCAAAAAGAAGCAGTATCACCTAAACAACAAGCAATGCTTAGAAGAGTTAAAGAAAGATTTCCTAGATTGAGTCAATCAGAACAAGAAAAAATTGCTATGATTGTTAAACCAAAAGGACAAATTGATTCTAAACTTTTTGTTGATTTAGGAAATGCATATGACAAGAGAGATTTAAAAACATTAAAAAAACTTATAACCAATTATGGTAAAAAGTATAAAATAGAAGCAGTATCTCCCGCACAACAGGCTGCAATCGCAATCTCTAAAAAAGAACGAGGAGAGAAACCTAAGAATGAATGTGCAGATGAGAAAGACTTTAAACCACATAAAATGTATAAGGGTGATAAAGAAGTCATGGCAAATACATATGCTGACCATGTGAAGTATGACAAAATGGGTTATACTCACGAGAAACCTAAAGCAGAAGCATTAGATGCCAAAGACAAACCATTTGTCAAAGACCTAGTTAAAAAGTTAAGAGGTGGTTCTAAGACTCATGCAAAACAGGCAGACGATTTAGAAAAAGCATTGAATACAGAGTCTATGTCTCGTGCAAGAGCAGATGCAATGCGAGATATGGGTAAACCTACAGATAGAGGTGACGATGACGGTTATGGTGTTGCAACTAAAGACGACAGAAAAGCTGCAGATAAAAATGTTGTTATGCAAATAAGAAGAGTGACCGACTTATCTAAACCCGCACAAATAGAATTACGAAATGGTAAAAAAGTAATGTTGAAACCAGCGGATGCTAAAATGATGATGAAAAAGTTTGATGCAATTCGTAAACCACAAGACAGACTTAAAGTTCAAAATGCAATGAACGATAAGAAAATGACAGTCCAAGGACTAAAAAGATTACTCGGGAGATAATATGAGTTTAAGAAAAGCAATAGAGGAAGTCGCACTTAATGAACAGTTTAACCTTAAGGTCAAGTATGACGGTACATCTGAAAAGGGTAGAGGCCCTACGGGTATTGCTTATGCTATTCCTAGTGGTCACCCAGATGCAGAAAATCCTAGAACAAGGAAGAAATATCCAGAGAGACAAACACCCCAATACAAAAAACTCTATAAAGCAATACTTAAAAAGAAAGCACCTAAACTATTACAAAGTCACCCTATAAATGAAGAACTTGAGGAAAATACAAAAGCATCACTACCATTTCCTAGACTAAAAAAAGTTGGTAAAATACAAATAGGTCTTGCCTTTCCAGCGCCGAATACAATATATAGTATTAGATTTCGAGGTGAAGAATTTTTTATTTCACCAGGCGATATCAAAGATTTAATAAAAATATTATCGCAGAGAGATATAGTGACTAAAAACCCACCAGGCATGGCACCAATGACAGAAGAAGTAGAAGAATAAAATGAAAGACTTTAGTCAGTATGCTCTTGATGAAAGAGCAAATGTGATGCAAAGACTTAAAAAGGTAAAGGGTTTAAATGATAAAACTTTACAGATGATGTCACAACTACCCATGCCTGTTCTTACTTCTATAGTAAATCAACTATCTCCTATAGTTGCACAAAAAGAGTCCACTGAATTAGAAGAAGCACCTTTAAACATACAAAGTATTGGGGGATTAAAAGTTCTTGCGAGCAGAATTGTTGGAAGACTAGAAAAAGTAGGTTTTGAAGAAAGAATTAAACTTATGAATAGAATTGCAAGAATAATTGGTCTCAAGGTAAAAACTTTACCTAACGGTAAAATTCAAATAAGTTAAGAATAAATAGTACTTGTGAGAAACAAGTTATTAAATATACATTATGTAGGTGGAAACGGTGGTGAGTTCTTCGCTACTATGATGCAAAATCATCCAGAGTTTAACTTTCATGAAGGTTGTACTAACGACACCAAATCAATAAAATACGAATTTAGAAGAGACCAGTTTGATAATTTATCTCAATACTACTTAGGTTGGGGTGAAGACGAAAACTGTCTTACTAACTATAGTCCTAAACAATTTTTTCAAGAACTATGGAACACTTCTCCAGACAAATGGACTATTAGAGTAGACCATGGTTATGGATTTATTACTCAACCAGAAGAATGGACAAAGGGTTTATACTCAGATTGGAATGTTTCCAAAACAATAATTCTTAATTGTACTGAATCAAAGGGTGCAACTTATTGTCGAGATTTGTGTTATTATAAAGTATTTGGAGTAGACGATTACCAAATATATCAAAATCATTCAAGATTTGTTAAAGATAATAATATCAAACCAGAAGAAAGACAGATACTTTATCCAGAAGATAAGGGTAAAGGTGATACCGTTATGTTTTTTAGTAAAACATTTGCACTGGAAAGAATTGGTAATCAAGTATTTAAATATAGACCAGAAATAGGTGATTTTTGGACATTTAATCCTTTAAAGTTTAATTTAGACCTAACAAAAGAATATATTGACCTAATACCAGAAGGATATGATTACTTAGAAGTAGACCCGATGAAACTATTACATACAGAAGATGAAGAGGAAAGAGAAGAACAACTAATTAGAATATTTGATTATTTGGGACTGGACTACAGTATTTTAGATAAATGCATGTTATTGTGTGAAAAATACATGAAAGATAATAAGAGAGTATATCAAAAAACATTCTTAGAAGGATACACTAAACAACAGGCATCAAAAAGATTTTCAGAAGTATTTCAAAACAAAATTATGGAAAACGAATAAAAAAATTATTTTCAGAGAAATGATTTTGTATAAATAAAAGTATTAATATTTATTCATATGGGAACAAATGGCCGAAACTCAAGCTACCAGACTGGACAGAATAGAAGACAAGATAGATAAACTATCTGATGCTATTGTATCACTTGCGAGAGTAGAAGAGAAAATTGCGGGTATGGAACAACAACTCAACAATGGTCATGACCGTATGAATAATCAATCTATAAAGTTAGATGCAATAGAGAAACAAGTACAATCTAATTTGCAAACGGTTTCGATAATACATAGATTTTTTTGGATTGTAATAGCCACTTGTACAACGGTTGTTGCGAGTGTAATCGGAAACATGCTCTGGGGATAAAACATGACAGAAGTAAATAAGAATATAATCGATGCATACAGAAGTATGTACGAACCAAAAGAAGAAGTTCTTGACGAAACAAACAAGAACGATAAGTCGGATGACGGTGAAGGTTTAGACGCAGTTCAACCTAATGCTGTTAAAAAGAAATTCAAAGACCGTAAAGATAAAGACATTGATAATGACGGTGACGTAGATTCTTCTGATGAATATCTCCACAAAAGAAGAAAGGCAGTATCCAAAGCAGTTGAAAAAGAAGGTAATGCATTCGGTAAAGCATTGATGGCTGCAAAAGAAAAGGGTGAAAAATCCTTTGTTGTTAACGGTAAAAAATATGATGTCAAAACTGAACTTAACAAATTAGAACAAAAAGAGTCATTCACAATAGAAGATATTCGTGAAATGTGTCACTCTAAAGACCACGATTGTGCAACATATGTTGACCACCCAGAGTGGGGTCTTGGTAAACCAGTATACGAATCTCATGCAATACCAAACGATGATGGTTCTGTTGACTGGTATGATGTTGAGTTTGCACATGGTATCGAGAAAGAAGTGCCTGCAGAAGACATGCAAATTCTTCAAACAGAAGCACACAAAGAAAAAGTCCACAAAGACGATGACAAAATGATTAAGAGTCAAAAGAAAAAAATGAAAGAAGAGGACGAAGAAGAAGAAATGCCACCAATGGACTCTGATGAAAAACCAATGATGAAGAAAAAGAAACCACCAATGCCTCCCAAGAAAGACAACGGTGAGGAAGATGATGTTGAAGAACCTAAAGATGACGGTGATGATGTTAAAATTATTTCTAAAAATAAGAAAAAATCTAAACAAAACGGTGACGGTAAAACTGCAGAAATCTCTAAGATTGGAGAAGAAGTTTCTGAGTTTACTTCTCTAATAAATGAACTTATGGCTGTTGACGCAGTTGGTAAGAAGAAAAAAGAGAAAGACGGTTCTGAACCAGAAGAGAAAGGTGAAACTGCATCTGATGGTGAAAAAGGTTTTAAAGATGCACATGGTAAAAAAGATGTTGCAGTAGATGTTGATGACGCAATCAAACAAACTACTAAGACTGCACAAGATACTAAAAAAGGTAAACATGTGAAAGGTCAAACTGCAAAAGGTGATACGAATATTATACCTTCAACTAAAGCTCCAGTGAAAGGAGAAAAGGAAGTCAAGGACGGAGAAGGTAAAAAATCTGTCACTAAAGAGTCTACTCTTATGGACATGGCAATTGCAGCTATGAAAGGTAAAACTGTTCCAGAAATGGCAAAAATTGTTTCTTCAAAGAAAGAAAATAAAAATCCTTTTGATGCAAGAACTAAAGATGCAAAAGCATTTTTAGAAAGAATGCACAAAAGAAAAAATGGTGGCAACGGTCAATACAAAGATAAAGACCCAAAAGACCTACCAATGATTAAAGGAGAAAAAGACAATGGCAAATAAACCAGTTGCACCCGCATGGTGCGAAAACGCAGTACCTACTGCAAACGGTTGGGAAGACCCAGATACAGGCGAACTATACGCAAGTGGTGGATTTACTACCGAAGAAATAGATTTATTTCATGGTAAAAAATCATCACCAAAAGGCGCCCAAGTATTAACAGAAGCACCAGTTGGAAACAAGTCTGTCGAAGATATGACTAAACTAGAACTTGAAGCACTTGCAAGAACAAAGGGTGTTGAGTTAGATAGAAGAAAGTCAAAATCTAAACTTTTAGAGAAAGTAAAAGACCTTTTTAGTTAGAATTGATATACATACTAGTATATCATGCAATTAACGAAAGACAATCTATTAGTCTATGCGGCTCAAAACTATTACAATCCAAAGTGTATTGATAGTGACGAGTTTCTTGAAGACCTAAAACGCTTTAAATACATCAAACGATTACTCAATCGTTATCGTGATACTGGTCAATTATCTGAAAGACTTATTCTAAATCATCTTGTTGTTATCTTTAATGTCTTTGATATTGAAGCGGGACTTAATATTCTCGAATTAAAACTAGAATTAGAATACTGGCCAGTCATCAAACCTTTTCTTATTTTTCTTAAAACAATAAAAAACGATGAATATACTAACATAGATATGGATAAAAATGTTGTCGAGAAACTTCGGGAGATATAAATACACACATGGGAATTCTAAAATCAGCTGCTGACCTAGTATACACAATTCGTTTCTTGAAATTGTTGACTACACCTTTTGAAAAAATGGGTGCGTATGAAATTGGTCTTATCGACAAGGATGGTAATATAGACAAAAAAAGAAAAGAAGAATTAAAACTTACTATGGATGGTAGAATGGATTTATCTACTCATTATACATCGTTCATTAGACTTGTACTTAATATTAAAAGATTACTTGCAAAAGCCCCAGGCGGTAAATCAGTTGTCGCAAGATATGGTGCGGCTTTATTTTTAATTAAAGAAGACGGTAATCTATCAAATAAAAATTTAAAAAAAATTCATGATGAAACTGGTATTGATATACTAGATGTTCTTGCAGAGGATACTCAATGGTTTATGTTAGATGACAAACAGTTATCGCCTGGTGTCTACCGAATGAAACATGATAGTATGACCACTGCATATCTAGATACATATAAAGATGACAAAATAAGAATTATTGAAGAAGAGTCAACTCCCGTAGGTGAAGTCTTAGGACTTGATATATATTCTGCGGTACATTTACCAACTAATAAAAGAATGTATATAACTACTGGAGATATTACCAAATGAGACTCCAATCTTTTGTAGAACAACAAGAACTCACCGAAGGAACTTTCTTGTTTGAACAACAAGTTAATCGTGAACTTGATGAATGTACTTATGCGGAATGGTGTACTATATTAGAAGAAACTAAAGACCCGTGGTGGATGTCTAAGGGTCAAAAGTTTCAACAAGACTATATTAAAAACAATCCTAAATCCGATACTGCAAGAGCAATAAAAAAGTTTCTTGCAACTAAAGATACTCCAACTAAATCAGATGATGATACTAAAACAAGTTCTAGTGATGAAGATGCACCAGACCCAAAAAGATACAATGAACCTTTGAGTAAACACCCAACCTTAAAGAAAGCAATGACCGCTGAAGTAAATAATCTAGTAAAAGATTTAGGTGTTGCACGAGACGAACTTGTAAATGCAATCAAAGAAAAAAGTGTTTTTCGTGCAGTAAAAGCTGTAGGACTAGGTGGTGGTAAAGTTGCACTGGACGGATTAAAAACTGTAGACTCCGCAGTCAATTTTGCAGCTGATAAAGTTGCAGCTACACAAATGGTACAAGGACTACAAAAAGGTACAGTCAAGGTTGATGAGTTTCTTAATAAGTATCCTAAATTAAAAACTGTTGGGGGTGTTGCAATTGCGGGATTTTTAACTTATCAATGGTTGCAAATGTCTTTCTCAGGCAATTTAGATAGTGACTACGACTTATCAAACATACCCGAAGCGATTGCGGGTAATATAGGATTTACCGAAGTATTGGCAACTCCTGCTGGAATTAAAGGTTTAGGACTCCTTGCGGCTGGTATTGCAACGGGTGGTATGACTACTCTATGGGCGGGTGGTCGTAAAGGAATGATGATGGCAGCTGCATATACTGGTGCAAAAAAAGCAGGTAATAGTAAACTTGCAAATAATATATTTGGTAAGATGAGACAGTATATTGGTGGTGACGGTGGTAAAGCAGATGATAAAGATAGAGAACCAGATGAAACTGGAGTAAAAGAAGGTAGAAACTATAAGAAAGAATATGAAAATTATCACTCTAGACCAGACCAAAAGAAAAGAAGAGCGCAAAGAAACAATGCCAGAAATGCGATAAAGACTAAATATAAGAAATCGAAAGTGTTAGATGAAACAGATTTAGATGACATGGATGTACATCATAAAGACGGAGATACCGCTAATAATGATATAAGTAATCTCTCCGTCACAACTATAAGATATAATAGAAGAGAACCGAGATTAAGGGAAAGAAAATGAAAAAATGTTGTTGTGAAGACTTATTAATAACAGAGTCAGAATACCAAGGTAAAAAGGTAAAACTAAACGACCCTATTCGTACATCTGAAAACCCAAATAAAAAATTTAAAGTATATGTCAAGAATGAGAAGGGTAAAGTAGTTGTAGTAAGGTTCGGAGACCCAAACATGTCGATTAAAAGAGACGACCCCGAGAGAAGAAAATCTTTTCGTGCAAGACACAATTGTGATAATCCTGGCCCTAAATGGAAAGCAAGATACTGGTCATGTTATCAATGGCGTGGGTCTGCAAAAGTAGACAATTAGATTTGTATATATAAAACTGGTATGTTAAGTTTATTAGGTAGTTTATTAGGTTTCGGGGGTTCAATAATCCCAGGCATACTAGACAGTTTCAAAAAGAAACAAGACCAAAAGTTTGAACTCAAAAAAATGGAAGTTCAAGCAAGACTCTCCGCAGAATTAGGAAAACAAAATTTAGAATTATTCAAAGCACAAGCGGACGACAAAGAACACGAGAGATTAGTGCAACACGATATGATGTTGCAACAAGGTACGGGATTTATAGGTGGATTAGCAAGGTCAGTCAGACCGATTATAACATATGCGTTCTTTCTTTTATTTGCAGTTATAGAAGGTACACTTCTGTATAGTGCATTACAAGTTGGAACGGATTTTCAGGAAGCGATTAATATATTATGGGATGAAGATACAAAGGCAATATTTGCAGCTATCATATCCTTTTGGTTTGGTTCTCGTGCGATAGATAAAAACCGTAGTCGATATACAAAATAACTATTGACAATACTCTTTCATTAGAGTATAATAGTCCACTTTAAATTTAACCATACGGGAGTTATCTTGGACTTAGATATAGACAAAAAACGAGACAAATTATTAGAAGAATACTCAGTAGGAATGTTAAAAGATTTCTACTTAACAGACTACGAAAAGTCCCCCCAAGAAGGTTTTGCAAGAGCTAGTCTTGCATGGTCAAAATATGACGGTAAAGTAGACAAAGAACTTGCACAAAGACTTTATGATTATGTAAGTAATAAATGGTTCATGTTTGCGTCTCCCGTCCTTTCTAACGCACCTAACGGACAAGAAACTAAAAGTAAGGGTATGCCTATATCTTGTTTCTTAACTTATGTTCCAGACACCCTAGAAGGTCTTATAGGACACTCTAGTGAACTGCGTTGGTTATCTATTATGGGTGGTGGAGTTGGTGGTCATTGGTCAGATGTTAGAACGGTATCTGATATTGCACCAGGCCCAATGCCTTTTCTACATACTGTTGATGCAGATATGATTGCATACCGTCAAGGTAAAACTCGTAAAGGTTCATATGCAGCTTATATGAACATAGACCATCCAGACATTATGGAATTTTTAAATATGCGTATTCCCACTGGGGATGTTCAAAGAAAAGCATTGAATTTACATAATGCGATTAATGTCACCGATGAATTTATGACTGCAGTTATAAATGATTCTGACTTTGATTTAATTGACCCAAATGATAAAACGGTAAAAGAAACTATTAGAGCAAGAAAACTTTGGGAAAGAATACTTGAAATAAGATTTAGAACTGGTGAACCATATTTAAATTTTATTGATACCGCAAATAAAAATTTACCACAACCACTTAAAGATAAGGGACTTAAAATACATGGAAGTAATCTATGTAATGAAATACACTTACCAACTAGTGCAGAAAGAACTGCAGTTTGTTGTTTATCATCATTGAATCTAGAATACTATGATGAATGGAAAGATACCACTATAGTAAGAGACTTAATAAGAATGTTAGACAATGTTCTTGAATACTTTATACAAAATGCACCAGACACTATTTCTCGTGCAAAATATTCTGCAATGCGTGAAAGAAGTTTAGGTCTTGGTGCAATGGGATTTCACTCTCTTCTACATAAACATGGTGTTGCATGGGAGTCTGAACTCGCAAAAGAAATCAATGAACAAGTATTTAAATTTATACATGATGAAGCACATGCAGAAACAGAAATACTTGCAGAGGAAAGGGGAGAATATCTAGACGGAAAAGGTTCAAAAGAAAGAAACTCTCATCTAACTGCGATTGCTCCAAATGCATCTAGTGGTGTTATTTTAGGAACAAGTCCTTCAATAGAACCACTCAAAGCAAATGCGTATACTCACAGAACTCGTGCGGGTAGTTTTCTTGTAAAGAACAAATATCTAGAAGAATTACTTGAATCAAAAGAAATGAATAACGATAGTATTTGGAGTTCTATTATTACTAATAAAGGGTCTGTACAACACTTATCGTTCCTTACAGAAGGTGAAAAAAGTATATATAAAACTGCGGACGAATTAGACCAGAACTGGGTAATTCAACATGCGGGAGACAGACAGAAATATATATGTCAAGGACAATCTGTTAATCTTTTCTTTCCCGCTGGTGCAGACAAATCGTATGTAAATAAAGTACACCTTCGTGCATGGAGTCAGGGGTTGAAGGGTCTTTATTACTTACGAACTGAAGCATCTTCTCGTGCAGAGAATGTATCGGAAAAGGTAGAACGAGTCGCACTGCAAAGTGATACAAGTACAATAGTTTACACTAAACACAATTGTCCTTACTGTCAACTTGCAAAAGAAGAACTGAAACTTCGTGGTATACAGTACGATGAAATTAATCTTGAAGAGATTGGTAAGACTGCAAGAGAAGTGACGGGACGAAAAGGTGTTAAAACAGTTCCACAAATATATTTACATGGTGAATATGTTGGGGGTTATGATGAACTTATGGAACTATTTGACAAAACAGAAACAGAAGACTCGGAAGAGTGTAAAGCATGTGAAGGATAAAAATGGCATTACTAGAATTTTCAAAAACATACAAACCTTTCATCTACCCATGGGCAGTTGAATTAACTAAAAAACACGAGGAAATACATTGGATAGAAGACGAAGCGGAACTATCAGAAGATGTTCAAGACTGGCGAACGAAACTCAACGAAGACGAAAAATTATTCATTACGCAAGTACTAAGACTTTTCACTCAAAGTGATGTCCAAGTAGGAGAAAATTATCACGAACTCCTAATTCCTAAATTTAAAAACAACGAAGTAAGAAACATGTTATCTTCTTTTGCAAATAGAGAAGGTGTTCACCAACGTGCATATGCACTACTTAATGATACCCTTGGATTACCAGACTCGGACTATTCTGCATTTTTGGAGTACAAAGAAATGTCCGATAAGATTGACTTTATGAAAGACGGAGATATTTCTACTCAACAAGGTCTTGCACTTGCACTTGCACAATCAGTATTCAACGAAGGTCTTTCTGTCTTTGCATCATTTGTCATGTTATTAAACTTTCAAAGATATGGTAAAATGAAAGGTATGGGGACAATTGTTGAGTGGTCTATTCGTGATGAGACTTTACATGTTCAAGGTAATGCAAAACTGTTTCGTGAGTTTTGTGGTGAACATACTCGTATTGTCACCGATGAACTTAAATCTAAAATCTATAAGATTGCAAAAGATGTTGTCAAGTTAGAAGATAAGTTTATTGACCTTGCATACAATAATTATAAAATTGAAGGTCTTACAAAAGAAGAAGTTAAACAATATATAAGACATATTGCAGATAGAAGACTACTACAACTTGGAATGAAACCAAACTTTAATGCAAAAGATAATCCACTACCGTGGTTAGATTGGGTACTTAATGGTGCATCACACGATAACTTCTTTGAGAAAAGAGTCACGGAGTATTCTGTTAATGGTCTTGAGGGTGATTGGGGTTGGGATACTGTAGATACTTTATCAGTAGAAACTCCACAACTGAGTAGAATAGAAGATAAATTAGATGATGTAATTGCAAATGTAGGTTGTTAGTTTTGGACGAAAGAGAGTATCAAATTATTTGTCATGTGTGCGAGTCTGATACTCATGTTATTGTAGACATAGATGACCAAGAACCTTTATACTGTCCCATGTGTGGGTCAGAGGCAAAGATTATAGAATTAGAAGACTAATGTACGATATAGATTATGTGTTTGATGAAATGTCTTTATTTCATATAGAAGAACTTTTTAATGTTTCACTTTTATCAAATCCACCAAACTCAATTTCAACTAGTAGTAAAATCACTACCGAAGTAATACCATCTGAACTTAATATAGGGGTGTTCAAGTGGCCAGTACACGCACTCGTGTTTGAAAATTTAAAATGGACTATACCTTCTAAAGATTCTAATTTTATGTTAAATGATTTAAAGAAAAAATACGGAGAAGATATAAATTTAATTACTTGGTATTTTTTAAAATACAACACTGGGTCATTTACAAAAGAACATGTACATGCTGCTTATGTACCTAATTGGAGTACCATAACAATGTTATCAGACCCCGATGAATATACTGGGGGAGAGTTGGTAATTCATACTCGTGATGATGAAGAAGAAATAATATTAGAAAAAGGACAGACTATTAAACTTAATTGGAACATAGCACATTCGGTAAGAGAAGTTAAATCTGGAGAAAGAAAGACCTTAGTTCATTGGCTTAAATAATCAATAAATACATGTATGACTTGGTTATACGAAGACAAAGTATTTGATTTGAATGAAGAAGAACTTGAAAGATATCAAGGATTTGTTTATGAAGTAGAAGAAGTTGACACTGGTATGAAATATATTGGTAAAAAGTTTTTTTGGAAAAAGAAAGTTTTACCTAAAAATAAATCTCGAAAAAGAAAAATAATTACTCGAGTACAATCTGATTGGAAAGATTATCATGGTTCAAACGAACAAGTCAAATTACTGCGTGAAGATGGTAAATTATTTAAACGCAGAATACTTTACTTATGCAGAACAAAAGGAGAATGTTCTTATTATGAAGCAAAACTGCAATTTGAAAATGATGTTTTACTTCGTGATGATTACTATAATGAATTTATCGGATGTAAGATACACTCTAAATTTATAAAGGATATGAAAAATGACTACAATAACTCGTGAAATAATTAATCCAAACTTTTACCATGTGAATGAAAACATGGATTATGAAACTCTTTGTAAAAGAATAAACAAGTTTAAACATTTGTTTCTTTCAAAAAATTTAAAGAAAGGAGATAATTTAACAATCAATACTTTAACTACAACTACAGATATGATTGCAAGTTATTTTGCAGCTTGGGAACTTGGATTAAAAACTCACATAGTGCCCGAAGGTCTGTTAATGGGTGATACTGATTTTTATGTAAAGGCAATTTCAAATCTTTTACATGCTCTTCAAAATGCAGAACCTTTATTAACTGGATGGTCATTTCTTATAATTCACGATTTTAATAAACCAATTGACCCAAATAACTCAGGCGGTCTAACTCGTATGGATTTAAAAGACGGATTGTTTCGCAAAATTTTAGAAGGATATCCAACTAGAACTAGTACTATTATAACATTTGATGATGTTGCACCAATGCCTGGAACTGATATACAACCATGGGAAGTAAATGAGGATGATGATATAGTGCAGTGTTTAACACCACTAAAACACATAAAAACAATTAATGACCCATGGTGGCCTAAATTATATTCACACAAACAAATACTAGAGTCTGTAGAAAAATACATACCAAACTTTACTCAGGATAGGGTTGCAATTTCTAGAAACTTACATCACAATGAAAGTATTGATTATTACTTTCTTCCTACAATTATGACTGCAAGTAAGATATATGATATGAATATTATGGATTATTCGGAAAGAGAAGTTGAACAACAAATTCTTGACTTTATGGTAGATTATGTTAACAAAGAAATAGAAAAAAATAAAATAGAAAGAGTTTTAGTACCAGACGACATAATGTATAATTATATGCAGAGTAAAAAAACAAAACCTTTCGAACAAGAAGTGATATTTAACATAGGTAAAAAAATTGTCAAAAGTAATTAATAGACATATATTAAATGATAATATAAACTTCGATAGTAAAACTAAAGAAGAACTTATTCATGAGATAAAAAAATGGAAGATGTTGTTTCAAGAAAACTACAGTGTTCGTAAAGGAGAAATAGTTGCAATTTCTATTTTAGATGTCAGTCATTATCATTTAAGTTGTTTGATTGCATGTGCAGAACTAGGACTTAAAATATTTATTATTGATGCACCCGCAACCAAAGAGTCTTTACCTTATACTAAACTTGCACTTCATGGGCCTGCAGATTATTGTGTACATCATGAATTCTTGGGAGACGATTTGTATGACGGTCTTCATGGTCAGATGATAAGAGAATATAGTAAAGAATTAATTGATACTCGAGAACTTATATTCAAAGAACCAAATGACTTTGAAATGCCTAATGATGTATCCGAAGATGATATCTTTATGATTAGTTCTACATCTGGTTCAACCAAACCGTCTCGTAAAATAGAGTTTACTCATAAAGAAGTATTTGAAATGGCAAAAAGAAATGTTGATATCTTTAAATTTAAACCCGAGACTTTAGTGTTGCATACAAAAAATATGCATCATGCATCTGCAATGATATGTACTCTATTACCTTCAATTATGATATCGGAATATCATCGGTCTTTTACTTTACCACAAAATCTAGATTGGATGTCTGATGTAAATATTTTAAAACAAATGATTAATAATGAACAGTATAAAATAAATTCAAGTGGTGGATATCATATGACTGTTCCTAATCAAAAAATTCTAGAGTTTTTACTTACTTCGGTATTCCCTTATTTTAAAAACAAGACAATTATATCAATGTGTGGATTTACATTACCCGAAGAATATATTGACTATGCAAAGAACTATAATTTAGAATTTATTTCACATTACGGTAGTATTGATACTGGAATACCACTTTTGGTCAATTATCTAGATAAAAACAGTGAATACCGCTCAGACTGTCTAGGAGTCTCTCCAGACGACTTTTATGACATTACGGTAGATAGTACTACAAATGCGTCTGTATCGTCTCAGGGGTGGTCAGAACCCCGTATATTGGATGACGTGCTTTATATGAAAGATAATTTGTACTTTTTAAAGGGTCGAACAAAAAAGATAAATAGTGTTATTGGTCTCAATCTTCCAGACGATTTAGATTTAGATAAGTTTTATCAAGATACTAAGTTGAACATGGAACAATTACGAGGTCACTTAAAAGAGATAAGATAATGGTTTTATATACTGAAAAACAACTAGAAACTGCATGGAAAAATTACTTCAAAACATGTAATAAATACGATATAAAACCTTTAACTCTAGAACAATTCCGTCCCGTATATGAAAATATATGTGAAGCCGCACTGAAAGATTTCGAATAAAACACTTGACAATTCTTGTCTCTCTTGATATAATAACAACATAAATTATCAAGAGAGGTAAAAATGATAAACGCAATAAGTAAAAAAGAGTACACGGGTTCTAACTTTGATACTCTTTTAGCAAGTGGTGCTGTTGAAGGTCAAGAATTTGCGACTTTTAAACAGTTAATTAAATATTTAGGTTGTGCTGGTAAAGACTTAAAAGGTCTTAAAAAGTATGCAACTTTGTTCTTTATTAAAGAAGTTGAGAACGCAAAGGGTGAAACTGAAAAAGTCCGTAGATTTTTCTCAGTGTTTTCTGTTGAAGAAGCAAAAGAACTTTTAAATTCATAATGAAGGGTTATAAAAAAGGTACACTATTAGAAGAATATTTTCTAAACCCACATTTCAAACCTACACCAAAGGAAGAAAAAGAATTAGACGATTTCTTTAAATTAATTAAAAAAAGACTTGACAAAAGAGTAAATTCTAAAATTTAGTATTAATAAATATGACGGGGGTAAGTACTATGTCACAGCCTATGCAAAATCAACAAATTCCTGATGGGGATGATATAAAGGTTAAGATACAACAACAATCTTTGGATTGTCATAATCAATAGTTAGTATCTGACTAAATAATTTTGGTTAATCTTTTTCGTGAAGAGAAAGATTTGTATATATAATTTTATAGGAAAAGACTATGGAACTAGAAGTATTTGAAATCCTAGAAAGGTTCGAAAATATAACATCTAAGAATGAACGAGTCGCATATCTGCGAGAACAATCTATACCCGCATTGAAAGATGTCGTGCGTGGTTGTTTTGACGGAAGTCTAGAGTTCCTTCTCCCCGCTGGTACACCACCATACACACCCAATAAACCCGAAAGTACACCTTCTACTTTAAAGAAGTTGCACAGACAATTCGGTGATTTTGTGCGTGGTGCAAGGTCAGCTGGTATGGAACAATTCAAGATTGAAAGACAGTTCATTTTGTTATTAGAATCTATTCATCCAAGTGATGCTCTTATTGTTCTTAAAATGATAAACAAAGAACAACCCGCAAAGTTTCTGACTAGAAACCTTGCAGAAGAAGTATGGCCTGGATTAATTAAAGAATAGGGAAATTACGATTAACCTTGACTCCCAAGTTTCGTTATGGTTGACTTAAGGAGGCTAATGTATGATATTGGCACAAATAGACCGTTTAAAGGAAGATGAAAGAGAACTAGATAATAGAATTTATAAACTAAAAAAACAAGGACAAAATTCTAAAGTTCATAAACTAACCAAAAAACGTGACTTCCTTAAACAATCTATAAGTGAAATGATTAACGAAATTTCATATTAGGGGGTGATAAGTATCTCGTAAGGGGGGTCTCGAGTTCTCCCTTACGTCAACTATAAATAATATATTATGATAACATATGAATTTTACAACACCAAAACGGAAGAGATAGAAGAACATCGAATGTCTTACAAAGACTTAGATAAGTTTGCAGAAGATAATCCACACCTTAAAAAAAGAATATCTGCACCAGCTACAATATCTCAGGCGGGTTCAACTCTAAGTAGAACAAGTGGTGATTGGAAAGATTTACTTGGTAAAATTAAAAAGGGTGCGGGTGGTAATAATGAAACTGCAGTGAAACATGGCTTCTCAAAGAAAAATACAATACACGATTAACGATATTGGTGGTGAAGTTGTCAAGGACAACGAAACTTATTTACTCAAAGATAATAAAACTTTAGATAAACTTGTTTTGAGTTCAACACTATTAAATCCATTTAAACAAACTACGGGTCATAATCATTCTGGACAAGAAGAGGTTTATTTTTTTGTAAGTGGTCAAGGTCGCATGGAAGTAGACGAAGAAACTTTATTAGTCACTGCGGGTGATGTAGTTTTAGTTCCTGATGGTGCATTCCATAGAGTTTACAATGAAACTACTGAGTCTTTATATTTTGTTTGTGTTTTTGACGGTAAAAGAAATCATTAATGCACATATATCCTTACATGAATTTTGAGACACTAAAAAAGCACTTACTAAAAGGTAATGTAATTATTACTTTTCAAAGTATGACCAGTGAAAAAGTG